AATCCCAAGTTATCCGCCTGATTACGTATTTAAAAACAAATTAAACCGTGAAAATCCTGCGCAAGAGCAATGGTCTGGAGGGGCAGTAAGTTATTTACCAGAACGATTTGAGCACATAAAAGGAAAAGGAAACTTTGTGTATTATTATGGTTGTAAGTTACCAAGCAAAACTATAGCTCCTGTTGAGGCAATTCATGCTATATGGCCAGCAAAAAGAAAGTTCATACATCTTTTAATGCTTATTACATCAAAGGACATGATTATTCCTATGGTAAGCACATTTTTAATAGGAAAGAAACGAAGAATAAGATTGATAGAAAGAGTGTTGAAAGATTTTAACGATGAGGCAGATTTAAGTGTTTCTCCTTATTATTTAGATGGATATTATTGTTCAGTTGTAAAAGAAATACAAGAGTTTATTAGTTCTTTCTTAATTGGATTAGGCATTAATTCAGAAATAGCTTTAAAAACCGCAGAGATTATTGGAATGATGTTTGAATATGACAATGCGTATCGGTATAGAATCCAAGACGTTCTTAATGAGGCTTCAAAAGAAAGATTATTAAACAATTTTCCAAAAGAATTAGAAAGATTATTAAAACTTGAATTAGAGAGAGAATCAACGGGAAGTTTTGAACCATTACGACCAAAATTTTCAAGTGGAGCAAAGCTATTCAAGTATATATGGATGATTCCTTCAATGAAAAGAATCCTCAAGCGTGCAATTCAATCAGTAAATTTTGACAATGTAAGATTAGATGAAGCAGATATATTCCACACTATGCTTTATGCAGATTACAACACGAGAGGAATACCATTAGAACAGAGAGTAGGAATGTATAAAGCGATGTTTGAAGATGAATCTAAAATGCCCCCAAGAGTATATATAAAAAACAAATCATGATTTTAAAAATATTATTATCAATAGCACTTATTCTATTTGTATTTTCTATATATATGGCGAATAAGTATAAATAATATGCCTACATTAAAACAAAAAAAAGCATTCAAGATGGTAGAATCGGGTAGACATCTTAAAGAAGTTATGGTGAAAGCTGGTTATAGTAAAAATACAGCAATTGCACCTACAAAATTAACAAAGAGTAAAGGATGGTTAGAGTTAATGGAAAAATATTTACCTGATAAATTATTAGCTGAGAAACATAAAGAATTACTTGAAGTTCCTAAAAAAACAAAACATTTTAAAAAAGGAGAATTAGAAGTTGAATTTGAAGAATTAGATTCTAATGCAATAAGTAAAGGACTTGATATGGCTTATAAAATTAAAGGAAGATACGCACCAGAAAAGAATTTGAATATAAATGTTGAAGTTAGTAATAATCCTGAAATACAAGAATTAACACAAAAGCTCAATGAAATATACGGAGGAACAGGTCAGTCAAGCAATGGAGGGCTCTCCAGCGCTATGGACAATAAAACATAAAATTAAAAATGAGATAGGATTTCCTGTTGAGTTTACTAATAGGAAATTTCTTTTTGATATATATAACGACTTGTCTCCATTACAAGCAATTTTAAAACCTCCTCAAATTGGTATGACTGTATGCAACACGCTAAAAGCTTTTTATGTTGCAAAGAAATTAAAGCGTCAGATTATTTATACGTTGCCCACAATGGGAGATGTACAAGACATGGTAGGTGGTTCAATCAATCGTATTGTTGCACAAAATCCCATTCTTATGGATTGGGTAAAAGACCACGACACAGTAGAACAAAAACAAGTAGGAGAAGCAATGATATTCTATCGTGGAACGTTCACTGCAAAGCAAGCAATGATGATTCCATCAGGATTAAACGTCCATGATGAAGTTGATGCGTCTAATCCTGAAGTTATCACAGCGTATGAAAACAGATTGCAAGCACAAGAAGATGGTGGATGGCGTTGGTATTTTTCACATCCCTCTTTAGTCGGTCATGGAGTAGATGTATATTGGCAACAAAGCGATAAGAAAGAATGGTTTATTACATGTCCACATTGTAAACATGAACAGTTTATGACGTGGCCTGATAACATTGATATAGAAAAACAGATTTATATATGTTCAAAGTGTAAAGAGGAATTACCAACAGAAGCAAGAGTTAATGGACAATGGAAATCAACAGCAAGTGGAGAGTTTTCTGGGTATCATATCTCTCAATTGATGCTTTATAACAAATCAGCAAAAGATATTTTAAAAGCTTTTTATGACCCTCTCAAAGATAAACAATATTTTTATAACTATGTATTAGGACTTCCTTATATTGGAAGCGAGGACAGGATAGAGCCATCAGTGGTGTTGAGAAATTGTGTTGATAAAGTAAACCCACGAGAAAGTAGAACCATTATTGGAGCAGATACTTCTCATGGAATAAATTATGTGTTAATGAATAATGAAGGTGTTTTCTTTTATGATAGAGCAGAAACAATTACAGCAAGCAAAGACCCTTATGATGTCATACGAGGATATTTAAAGAAGTTTCCTAAATCAATTGCGGTATTTGACCAAGGAGGAGACTTAATTGGGGTGCGTAAATTGCAAGCAGAATATCCTGGAAGAGTGTTTCTATGTTTTTATCGTAAGGATAGAAAAAGCGATAAGTTTGTAGATTGGGGAGAAGGAGATGATTTTGGAATCGTACGAGTTGATAGAAACAGAATGATGACATTAGTTATTGAGCAATTACGAGACACAGGACGAATTAGATTGAACGGAACAAAAGAAGAGTGGGGAGATTTTGCTAAACAATTTGATAACATATACAGAGAAAAAATATCATCAAAAGAAACACCAGAAAAAGACAACAAAGAGCTCTATGGTTCTGAGTATGTATGGAAAAGAAATGGGCATGACGATTATGTTCATGCGCTTCTTTACGCAATAGTAGGACTTCAAAAGTTTGGTGGAGAGCTTGCAAAAATATTTGATGATAAAAGCTGGGTTAGTAGCTTGCCAAAAGGTCAAATAGTAGATAACCAAGTTATACGAGCTGATGGTAATGTTAATCTATGAACAAAGAAAAGTGGAGAGTGTATAATAAGCTAAAACAAAGAATATATCGAGAAATAAAGAGAAAGAAAAAACACTGTCCAGTTTGTACAATGTTATTAGATGAAGAATTTGAAAAATATCATAAGGGATGTCCGTATTATGAAAAGTTTATAAAAAAATAGTATACACGCAAATTTCATATTTATATTTTTTTATGTTCTAATATTATAAATGGAAGAAACATCTTTCACTGCTAATATTAGAGGCGTAAGTGATTTAGTAGAATCAGAAACTAATAAAATTTCTGGTTCTGGTTCTTCGTCTCCTGAAGGTGTAGCAAGCGAAAAAATTGATGTGCTTGACTTACCAATGAGCGACGAAGAACTTCTTAAATTAAGAAACACTTGGGAAGCTTCTTATGCTCCTTATGAAGGAAGAATGCTACCTATATTTAAAAGAAATCTTAATTCTTATTTAGGAAGACAGAAAGACGGTTCTCTTTTAGACTCCGACCAACCAGGTGCGGCTAATTTACAGTTTGAAGCAGAAGAAACATTCTTACCTGCTGCTTTAGCGCAAAATCCAGACCCAATGGTATTTAGTGATAACACGCCAGAAGGAAATACAATATCAAGTTCAGTAAAGACAATGTTACAATTCCACGCAGAAGAGCTTCTTCTTAAAAGAAAGTTAGAAGTAATGGCTCGTCAATGGAGTATTTATCATCTTGGAGTATTAAAAGCAGGGTGGAATCCTGAAATAAATGACGTTGCAATAGAGAACAGAAAGATTCAAGATTTTATTTTTGACCCTGATGGATTCGTTGATGTGTATGGAGACTTCTCTTCATGGTGTGGAGAAAGAATTAAGGTAACAGCAGAAGGACTTATTGAATTATTTCCAAAACATGAAAAATATATTATCGATAGCGTAGAGGATAAATTAGGCACAGAAGTTAAATATACAGAATGGCGGACGAATAGATTTTGTTTCTACACATACAAAGATAAAGTTTTAGATAAACATAAAAATGAGTTCTTTAATTATGAAGAAAAGACGGATGAAATTGATGAGTATGGACAACCGATAATAACAAAAGTACGTAATCATTTTCCGATTCCAAAGAAGCCGTATATATTTCTTTCTGTGTTTTCGTTACAAGAACGTCCTCATGATATAACAGGATTGATTGAACAAAATATTCCAAACCAAGCAAAGATTAGTAAGCGCACAGAACAGATAGATGCAAATACAAGTCAATCAAATAATGGTATAGCATTTTCAGAAAATAACTTTAATCAGGAAACAGCAAAGCAAGCCTCAGATGCTCTTACAAAGGGAATAGGAAAGGTACTTGTGCCACAAGGTGGACCAATCAATGAAGCAATCGTTCGTATTCAAGCTCCAAATATGCCTGAGTCAGCGTTTAAAGACTTGCAAAATAGTGAAGACCATTTGCGTTCTTCATGGGGTATTCAAGGTATTTCAAGTCAAAGACCAGACAAAGAACAGACAGCACGAGGAATGGTTATTAATCAAGGACGAGACACCTCTCGTATCGGTGGAGGAATCAGCGACATCATTGAACAATCAGTAGCACGAAGTGTATTCAATTGGTTAGTACAACTTTACACGGTATTCTATGATGAAGAACACTTTGGAGCTGTAATGGGTAAGGGTAAAGCTGTTGAGTATGTTCAATTATCATCAAGTAATATTGACCGTCAGATTATTGTAGGAGTAAGTCCTAATTCAATGAAACCAAGGGATGAGATTAGTACTATGAATCAAGCGAGTGATTTGTTTACTAAGGGAGCTATTGGTCCAAAGACTCTACTTGAATCGTTAGATTTCCCTAATCCAGATGAAGCGGCGGCAGACGGAGCATTATGGAATATAGATAAAGCAACATATATTCAACTTAACTTTCCTGAATTGTTTGCACAGATGCAACAGATAGCAACACAACAAGCACAGGCTCAAATGCAAGCACAGGCACAACAACAAGGTCAACCACAAGTAACAGAGCCAGCAAGTGCGGGAATGGCTCAAGTACCACAACCACAAATATGAAAGACGCCAAGAATAAAGCAATTATAAAGATGACTAAGAAAGATTTTATAAAAGAACATAAGGACTTAATCAAGGTATTAAAAACAGGCAAAGGACTAAAAAGAGAATGCAAAGAGCAAAGTCGTGAATTAAAAAAATATATATGAAAAGAAAGGTCGTTAGAAAATAAAAATATGGCAAAGAAATTAAAAGCTAAAGAAATAGAATCTGAAGTTCAAGAAGTGGAAGAAATCAAAGAAGAAGTAATTCAAGAAACAATTCCAGAACAAACAGAACAGTCAAAAATGTCATATGGACAAAATCCTTAACATGAAAGACGCAAAAAACAAAGCACTTGCTAAAAAGAAAGAAATCAAAGAAA